CGTGCAGGTGCTCGCCACGGTGCAGGGATGGTTCCGACCCGATGGCACTTCGCTGTGGATGGCTGGCGACGATGTCCAGTTTTACTCGCCGAGCGCGATGATCACGCAAACACTGAAAATCCGCACCGCGACATTCACCCAGGATCGCAACCAAGGAACTCAGACGACGCTCGATCTGGTCGCCCCTTGGCTATTGAATGATCGCAGCGATTTCGATGTGCGCAACCCCAACGCGCCGCAACCGCCTAATCCCGGATCAATCAACAACCAACCCGCGACGACGCCGCCGGCCGTCAAGCCGCCGCCTCCGCCGCCGGTCCAGATGTTCCCGTAAAAACATGCATCGCGCTACGCCACTCATGACCTCGTTCCGCGCCTACGTTTCGGGCGGCGCCCGCGGCGTTGCCGGAAAAGTCGACGACACCAAACTCATGCAGGAGGTGACCGCCAACGTCATGAAAGGCGAGACGCGCCAAGGAATCGAGGCGCCGCAAAACTACGGATTTACGTCGGTGCACATGGGCCCGGATCAGGATAGTCAAGGCAATCTCACCGGAGGGGCCGAGCATTTTATGAGCTTCATGGGCGGCAACCGATCATTCCCGGTTGCGGGGGTGATCGACGATCGGCGCCACCGGTTGAACAGCATGGACGAAGGCGACGTCGCCATGTACCGGACCAACCAAGACTCACAGCAATTCCATCTGACGAAGGATGGTGGTTTTTGGAGCGGCCCGACCAACAAAACAGTGCGCATGCAGCTCGTGGATCAGCAGCAGCAACAACAGCAACAAAGCGGCAGCACGAGCGGCGGGAGCAGCGGCGGCGGACAACAACAGAAAGGCCAAAAGCCGGTCTACAAGAACGGCCAGAATTCCCATCGCTTTGTCGATGTCACACAGGACAAAACGCGCGTCTCTGGCAACGAAGCGCATCTGATGCTTAGCGATGGCGACAGCTATGTGCATTGCCTCAATCAACAAACCTATCTCGGCGGCAGACAAGACAAACATAAGTTCGCGCCGGTCATCACCACGTCCGGGCCGTCGGTCAACGTCTACGGGCGCATCGGCTGATGCCCGACATCCGCCTCGTCCAGGAAGGCACATTCCCCTACCAGACCGAAGTCTCGGTCGATTGGCTGTTGCTGGACGATGGAACGCTCGACGATACGCAAGCGCTGCAGACCGCCATCATCGTCGCACTCGGCACCGATCGACTGGCAATGCCAAGCGACGTTTTGCCTGATCCTAATTCGACTGACCGACGCGGATGGTGGGCCGACTTCGATGCAGATGTGATCTGGGGCGGCTGGCCGATCGGCTGCAGACTTTGGTTGATGCATCGGGAGAAGATCACGGGCGCGGCGGCGGCGCAGGGCCCGACGCTTCAGCGCATCAAATTCTACATCCAAGAAGCAATCCAGCCGTTCATCACGATGCGTCTCGCATCGGGCATGCAGATCGACGTCGAGCGCGTCGACACGCAGCGCATCACCGCGCTGATCCGCCTCTATCGCGGCCCCAAGACGGCGATCGAGCTGCAGTACGAAATTCTTTGGCAAGGGATCATCGAGTAGCTCATGCCGTGGTCGACCCCGACATTGCGCGACGTGCGCGGCGCGGTGCGCGACGCAATCACCGGGCGTTTGCCCGGCGCCGATGCAAACGTTCCAAATTCCGTCTTGCGCGTCGTTTCCGATGCGATGGGCGCGCTCTGCCATCTTGCTCTGCAATATATCGATTGGCTCGCGCGGCAGCTCCTTCCCGATACGGCTGAAACTGAGTGGCTCGATCGGCATGGCCATATTTGGTTGACCAATGCCGACGGCTCGACGGGGCGCAAGCTGGCGACACTCGCGAGCGGCACGGCGGACTTCAACAGCATTGTCGGTATAAACGTCAGCGTTACTGTCCCGGCCTTTACGCAACTGACATACGCCGGCACCGGCATCTCGTATCAGACCACGGCCGACATCATCACCGACGCCGGTGGCGCGCCGACGCCCGCGCCAATTCAAGCCCTCGATCCCGGCAGCGCCGGCAATCTCGATCAAGGCGTCACGCTTGGGCTCGTGAGTCCTATCACCAACCTCGTCGGCCAAGCCACGGTCGTGACGTTGACGGGCGGCACCGATGACGAAACCGACGACGAGCTGCGCGCCCGCGTTCTTAAGCGCATCCGGCAGCCCCCGATGGGCGGCGATGAAACTGATTACGAGCAATGGGCGCTGGCGGTCCCGGGAGTGACGCGCGCATGGGCCGCGCCGCAGGAGATGGGCATCGGAACGATGACCGTGCGCTTCCTCGAAGACGACTTGCGCGCCAATGATGACGGCTGGCCAACGCCGGCGGACATCACCGTCGTCGCCGATTACATCGATACGGTCCGACCAGTCACCGTCAAGGACATGTACGTGGTCGCGCCGATCAAGCAATACATCGACATCACGATTCTCAACGTGATGCCGGCCACTGCGGAAGTCAGAGCCGAGATCGAGCAGAGCGTTCGCCAAATGCTGTTCGCCAAGGCCGCGCCCGGGCAGACGATTTACGCGGCGTGGGTCTCCTATGGGATCATGAGCGCACCGAACGTGCAATCGTTCGATCTCCTCACGAACACCGACTATGTGATGCCCGATAATGGCCACATGGCAGTACTCGGGACCATTCTGTATTCGCCATGAGCGATCGGCACATTCGCCGAACCGGCGATGATTACGCGCAAGCGCTGATCTCGTTGCTGCCGCGGGGGCAGGCGTGGCCGCGCGATCCTGGCACGACTTTAGTGCGAGCAATCACCGGGCTCGCCGAATATTGGGGCTTCGTTGACGGTCGCGCGGCAGATTTGTTGGAGCGCGAAAGCGATCCGCGCACGACATTCGAGCTGCTGCCGGATTGGGAGCGCAATTGGGGCCTGCCCGATCCTTGCTATGCAGAGCCGCTCACGATCGGTGATCGACAAGCGGCGCTAGTCCAGCGCATAACGATCGAGGGCGGACAGTCGCGTGCCTTCTTCATCTCGGCTGCCGCATACATCGGCTACAAGATCAGCATCAGCGAATATCGCCCGTTCATCGTTGGCATCGATCGTGTCGGCGACAATCGCATCATCGGAGACGGCACCGGATTGCAGCGAGATCAATTCGGTCATCCGCTGATCGACAACAAAGGCCTGCCGGTCGCGCTCGGGGAATTGAGCGAATACCCCTACATGCTGGGGCCGGGCGAGAATCGCTATTACTGGACAGTGCACGTCGCCGAGCCGCGGCTGACATGGTTCCGCGCCAGCGTCGGGCAAGCCGGCGTCGATCCGCATCTTCGCTTCGCGCTCGCGACCGACCTCGAATGTTTGCTCAATCGCTGGAAGCCCGCGCACACCGAAATCGTCTTCGATTATTCCGGTCTTGATCCCCTCGGACCGATGGCTGGCACGCCCTAAAGCCTTAAAACAACAGGACGAGCGACGATGAAGTACGAACAACCGTACGGCATAACCGATCCGAACGCGTCATACATCAACGGCAACCCGCAGACAGCCACGCAAGGGTCGATTCCGCCGGCAGCGGCGTTTGAAAACCCGCAGCGCGAGATCGTGAACTTCATCACCAAGTCGGGGCTTACGCCGACCGACAGCGATCTGTATCAGCTCGGCAAGAGCGTTCGCGCCGGAAAGGTCAGCTACGCTCAGGACATCGGCACGGTCAACAGTCTCATCGTAAATCTCGACCCGCCACTCGACGCCTACACATCTGGTCTAGTCCTCAGGGTCAAGGTCGCGGTCACCAACACGGCGGCCGCCACGACGATCAACGTCAATGGCCTCGGCGCGGTGACGATCGTGCGTGCCAACGGTGCAGCCATCGACGTCGGAGAGCTGACCGTCAATGAGGTGGTCGAGCTGGTCTACGACGGCCTTAAGTTTCAAATCTCAAACTTCCTCGGGCTGTCGGCTGGTTCGACTTACGTCAACAACTACGTAACCAACATCCCGTACGTGGTTGATAGCTCCGCCGTCGCCAACACAATCATCGCGAACTACGCTCCGGCGATCGGCACATTGACCGATGGCGAGTTCATGGCAACCAAGCTCAAGAACTCGCTCACTGGCGCGCCGATGATCACCGTCAACGCCAATACTCCCAAGCCGATCATACGCACCGACGGCACGGCCTTGGGGGCGGGCGACGCTCTCGCCGGCGAAATCATGTTGTTGGTCTATGACCTGACGCGCGCCAGCTTCCAGTACCTCGCGGCAAAGCCGGTCAGCAAGATATTGACCGCTCCGAGAAATTGGTACGTCAACGGGGCCACCGGCAATGACAGCAACGATGGCATGAGTCCCGGCACAGCGTTCGCGACGATTCAGCATGCGATCGACACTGCGAGTCAGTGGAATTTGGCCGGTTTCAGCATTGGCATCTATGTCGCGGATTACACCGCCTACGCTCCTTTCTCTTGCAAGCCGGCAGGTGGTGCCGGCGGCATCATGATCCAAGGCAATCCGTCCAATCCTGGCAACGTTCAGGTTGGCGGTGCTGGAACGGCTATCAACATCACGGCCGGCGATCAGTACACGATCAACGGGCTTCATGTGTCGTCAACGGGGCCGGTCGGTGCCGATCCCGGCAACGGCGTTTGGTGTCAAAACAGCGGCTCGAACATAGTCCTTAATAACATGGACTACGGCTATTGTCCGTATTGCGCGATCGCCTCCGAGGATTTGGGATCAATCATCCTCGCCGGGACACAAACTTTTCACACAGGTACTGGCCCAGGGGGCGCGGCCATAAGATCGCTCAACGCAAACGTTCGCTCAAACTCTCCCACGAGACCAACTCTTCAATTTCCGGCAAGCTACAATTCCAGTTACTTCGTGTTGTGCCAGTTGCTCGGACAGGTTCAGCTTCCATTTGCCAGCATCATCGGCGCGGCCAACGTCCTCGGCCAATCATACCATATTGACACCAACTCCGTCGGGGCGGCCGGTGGCAGCGTCTGGCCCGGGACCCCTGGCGCTACTTCCACCGGCGGCCTCTTCACGCCTTGATAGATCATGGCCAGCACTGTCACCATAACGACGGAGAACGACGCCGACTTCGAGCGGAGCTTCATCTATCAGTACAGCAACGGAGTGCCGGTCGACATGACCGGGGCATCGCTGCGCATGATGCTGCGCAGGCACGCCGAGGACGTGACCGCGCTCCTGAAGCTGACAACGCCATCCTCGGGTCTCACCATCGATGATCCGACGAACGGCAGATTTACGGTGACGATCACGCAAGCGCAATTGCTCGAACTCGACCCGGGGCAATACGATCATTCTTTGATCATGACGACGCCGGACGGCGAGCAAACAAGGATATGGAGCGGCACGCTTACCAATCTTGAGGGTCCGTCGCGGTGAGCAACGAGGTCCTCGTCTCCAATCAAGACGACGTGATGGTCGTCCCCGCCGACGATGTCACCGCGCTCTTCGGACCTCCGGGACCTGCTGGTGGCCCAGGAGCGACGGGGCCCGCCGGTCCGACCGGTCCTCCGGGGCCTGCTGGTCTGACTGGATTGCAAGGCAACACTGGTCTGACCGGTGCGACCGGAGCCACCGGGCCAGTGGGTCCCGGCGGCCCGGTAGGTTCTACGGGGCCGATCGGAGCGACCGGCGCCAGCGGCGGCCCGATAGGTGCGACCGGTCCCACAGGTCCTGCTGGTGCGGCCGGCGCGACCGGAGCGACTGGCCCGGCTGGTCCTGCGGGAGCGCCCGGTGCCAGCGGCAGTCCCGGTGGCGCGACGGGGCCCACCGGGCCCGCCGGCGCGACGGGTGCCACGGGCTCGACTGGAGCAACGGGAACGGGATTGCCCGGTGGC